GCCAATCTGTAGTTTCCTGAATAGATTAGCGAAAACTCCTCCTTTCTCATCCAGCCATTCGAGACACTGCATGATCTGGAGTAGAGGCTTCTCTCTGAAGAAACCACCAAGTTTCTCCGATACTGCCTCCATTGCTTTAATTCTCTCGTTCATCTCATCAAATGTGGGAGTGATGCCTTCTTCATCCGATCGTCTGGCAGAAGCCTTCAGTGTAGCGAAGTAATCAGCCGTCTTCCTTGAGACTTCTTTGGCCATCTTCTCTTCAAGCCAGACATCCATGTCGCCCACCTTCCGCTCGATGTGCCTGCGCAGAGCTCGGGCAGAGAGCCTCATCCCAATGACAGAGAACTCGTGTGGCCGGATGGTTGAGAGATCTGGCTCTTTATGGCCAATGAACTCTGGTCTTGTCTTCTTAGCCGACTCCTTGTAGATGACCTCCTCCATCTCCATGATCTTGTTGAAGATTTTCAGATAACTAGCAAACTCGTGGCCCTCATCTTTGTTGTGAAAGACACCGAAGTATGAGAGGGAGAGGGCTCTGCTCATGTAGCGAATTGGTCTTCCCGTGACCCAAGAGAGGAGATAGTCGAACTCATCTTTGGAAATCTCAGCCTCCTCCTCGACAGTTTTCTGCAGCTCTTCTTCCTCCTCTTCAACCCTCTTGTGAGGAGTTGGCGGGACTTCAGCCATCTTGGCAAAGGTTGAGCCAAATTTCTTGTGCATCCAAACCATGAGCAAACTCTTGGGCGCAAAATCTAGCTTTTCCCAAATCTTGAGAGGATCACCGCGGTAACCCTTGACAGTGTCCATGTAAGCGTAGCGAGCTTGCTGAGCGTCAGCTGAGGTTTGCTGCTTGTCTTCCATGAAAAAGAGAAAAGAAGCCAGCATGTTGTGCTCCATGTCAGTCTTCCTCCTGGACTGCTGAGAGATCACGTTGTTCGGACTCAATCCTTGATCTTCACACCAGAAAGCAGCGAGGGACATCATCTTCTCATTGAGATGGAGCAGATGTGAAATCTTATGCCTGTCGAGGCTCTTGAAGTTCATGAGGAGGTAACGAGGGTCTGACGCTTCTCGCAGATGAGGAAAGACCTGTGAGTTGTGAACAAGGAAGCTTTCTCGATCCGCCATGATGCTGAAAAAGATGTGGTTTGTGGTTCCCATGGACTTAATGAGCAACCACGTGCGGTAGTCAGGCAGCCTCTTCAGAATGAACTGGTCCTGCCCGCAGTACTGGTTCAAAGAAAGGTTAAGCTCAGAGATAATCTGACTCAAGAAAGAGCAGAGCGCAGAGAGCTGAGTGCTGTACCAGAAATCAGTGAAGTTCTTGGGGTGTGCTGGCGTCCCAGACAGGAAGCTTGGTGCTGATTTTCTGGCGATGCTCATGAGCTCTTCAATGAGATCTCCAACCACGTCAGAATTGATCTCGGACTGGGTGAACCAGAAGCTGTCATCAATGAATGCATCGATAAAATCAGTTTTAGCTTCATAAGAGAAGGGTTCCTGACTCCTTGCACGAATCTCGGCAGCTTCTTCGGTGTTCTTGAATGCCTTGCCAAAAAGACCAGTGTCAAGGAACTCCTTCTTCTCCCAGTCCATCAGGTCGACCCTCACCCTCGCCCTTTGTCTCTTCTCAACGTTGACTTCTGATCCCTTTCCTTTCAAGGAAAACTCTTCATACTCTTCATACGAGACGTCTGAAAAATTCTCCATCTTCATGAGAGTCGCATCGAGAGCCTTGTCCCAGAGGTCGTTGAGCGGGTCACCATTTCTGGTCAAAGATCGAGGAAACCCATAATCATTCTGGATTCTTTCGCGGCGTCTGGGAATTAGCCCTGGCAGTTGAATGACAGCTTTGTGCTCAGTTCGCTTGCCTCTGGCTGTTGCCATGGCTTCTTCGAACTTCTTGGTTGATGGCGAATCCTTAGGGAAGATATCGCCTGACTTGCTCTTGATGGCTGTCTCAAAGTTCCTCTCGAAAGCGATGATGTCCGCTTCTGTGATGGGGCTCGTCCAATTGCGGTGCATGATCTCAGAGATGTGCCCATACTTGTTGCTGAAAGGTTTCAACCTTCTGATATCTGCGATGGACCGCCTGAACTCTGCGATCTTCAGAGTGTCGAGACCCTCTTCAAAGCTGAAGCCTTGCGCCATGGCAGCTTGTTTGATTCTCATGCCCAAGCGAAAGGCTAGGCATAAGCCCAGGATTTCCTTGTTGTAAAGCTCGAGAGTAGCTCTGATGCTACTATGTGAGACCACGACAGCATGGAAATAGATGTTGTTGAAATCTTTGGCTGCTTGTTGGCAGATGTATTCGTACTTGAGGCGAGCTTCGTCAGCAGCTTGCTCCATGATGTCCTCTCGATCTCGTTCTTTGGTTTTCATCTCGAGTAGCGTGAGAGTGTTGGGGCTTCGCTCAACGACATCTGGGCTTTGTCTGTTGCCGGAGAGTCGAACCGCAGCTGAGTAATCAGCCAGAGGAACATCTGCAACCTTTGTGAGATCGTTGCCCATGAGGACAGTCAGGCACAGCTGGTGTTTCTGTCTGTTCAACTCGGGACTCGTCAGGCTCCAGGTGATTCTGCCTGGAAAGTGCCAGTTTCCAATCTGACCTTCCGGGCCTTGCAGTTTGACTGTGTGCTCGTTGCCGGCGACTCCAATCTGGACCTCGATCGAAAATCTCTCCAGTAGCGCTTCGAGTGTCGGAATGTCCGGAAGGAAGAAGCGGAGGTCTCCCGTGAATGCGTGATAACCTCCTGTGTCGGGTGCTTTGAAACGTTTAAT